AACATTAAGTAAAGTTCTAAACTATAATCCTACAACTGGTTTGGTTGGTTATAGCGCTCTGGATATCAATACACTAGCAGCTGCTGATTCAAATACGATGAACGCAAACTGGGTAACTTATGGTGGAGGTGTTATTACATGGAACTATGCTTCAGGAATTGTATCAGGGACTAGAAGTTTGTATATTGCTCCTGTAAATAATTCACTTAATTCCGGTGGAATAATAAATGCAACACAAGCACAAGGACCTAGTTCATGGAATATAACAGGTTTGACATCGGCTAATACTGCTGCTTATTATGTAGTATCGAGTGGAACAATACAAGTTGTAACAACTACAAATATAGCAAATCAAGTAGGTTCAAATTGGATATTTATTTGTTGTGTAGGAACTACTGGAACACTTAAATGGGGACCAGGGTTTGTTACTATTCCTCCAAGTGGTGTATATGATACTACAAAAGGAGGAGTATCATGGAACGTTTTATCCACAGCATCAAATGTTGCCTTAGGTTCAAACTCAGTAATTACAGGAGCAACATCTATTTTAATCGGTTCAAATACAGAAGGTAGTAATATTACAGCAAGTAATGTAATTGCCATCGGAACCAACGCTGCTACAAATGCTAATTACAGTAATACGATATACATAGGAAGCAATGCCGGTTACAGTCCTCAAACTTCTAATACTCTTGTAATTCCATCTACGATTGCTTCTCTTCCAACCCTTCAAGCAGATCTTTCAAACCGATATCTTGGTGTAGGTATGGCACCATCCAATGCTCTCGATGTATCTGGAAATGTTCGTGTAAGTGGTTCAATTAATTCTACATTAAGTGTTTCTGGTGTATCAAGTTCTACTTTGACACTTTCAACTGCAAATGCTTCAACTTATTATAGTTTATTTTCAACTGCAACCGGTATTTCAATTAATTTCCCCTCCACTACTCCTCCTCAGGGAACATATTGGGTTGTTAAGAATAACTCGGTTGTGAACTATACACTTACATCAACAAATGGCGTATTTAACGCTGGAAGCAACACATATTACTTACAAGCAGGAATTGGAATAACAGTAGTTTATTCTGGAACTCAAACAGGCGGTTCTAATGCGTATTACACCTTCTAAATCTATATCAACAACAATTAATGCAGGTATACGACACAAGAAGTGTCGTAGATTTTCAAACATTTACATTTTCGGGTCATGCTCGAAAATTAGCAAACAAGTCTTTACTTCAAAGTATTCAATTAGGTCATGCAGATTATGCTTGTTATTGGACACTTGAACTTTTATGTTCAGGATTAGTTCATTCTATTTGGTCTACTTTCTTTGAATCTGCTTCTTTGTACATTCATCGTTCGTGTCCTAATATTTTTACGTATTTAGTAAATCAGTATGAACGATTCGCAGAAATTGAAAATATGTTTACCATTCATACTATGACAGAAATTCGTAATCATGATGAAGCACGTATTATTGTATGTGAAGTAGCAACGGTTCTGGCAATAGCAAAGAAGCAGAAGACCATAACTTTACCAACTATTAAACCCGAACACGATTTTCTTCCTGAAACCGTTCGTGAAAATTTACGAGCAACATCTCAGATGATTGGAACACCGTTTCTGAAAGCAGAAGACCCGTTCGAACTAAAAATACCTTTTAATGAGTTTTGTTTTGCGATTCAGACAAAAGATACTTTAAGGGCATTTTATTGGTTAGCATGGATTTTGACATACGCACGGGAACAAAAGAAACGAACAAAACAACAGGTTGTGGTAGCAGAACGCAAAAGTCCATATTACTCTTCAAAGTATTCAAGACACTTAATTTGGATGATTTGGGATGTAATTAATGCGAATACAAATACGTATGTGGATGCCTTATTTAAATTATACTGTCTTCGTTGGGAACCCTCCAATTCACGAGCAAAACAGACATTCTTATTAACGGCTATCATGTTCGTTACAGAACCATTGGACGTAAGAGAACCTGCAAAACGAGATGAAAGTGCTATTCCACTTATGTTAGTAAAAATACCGCAACTATTGGAGACAATTCAGGCAACAAGAAATACTTTCCAACCTAGAGAGTAAATGGCTGGTCCAACTGCTTCACAAAAAATTCAGATTTCTGCTTTTCAGGGTCTTCTCTTCTATATTTTAGCAAATCCTATTACTTTCAAAGTCGTAGATGGTCTTATTACATCTATGACAGGTCCTTACACTGCCATGCGTGTCTTTGAAAATGGTCTTCCAACAGGGTTTGGTCTTCTTTTACATGCAACTGTATTCTTCTTAATTACTTGGGGATTAATGTATATTTAGAGTGATGATACACTATTTATATAATGTATCGCTTATCGTATTTGAATCCTGCAAATTGTCCTAAACCAACTAAAGTTTATAAGACAACATTCCTTTGGTGTGGATTTCAGTGTTTAAATCTACACGAAAAGACTTGTAGAACAGTTTCACCTACAGATCAAGACGGAGTTGTAAAAATTCAGCAACAACCTTTTCCAAATGTTTTATCTAGAATAGATTACTCTGAAGAAGTTGCAGTTAAAATATACCCTAACGGATCTTTTTCAGAAAATGATCAATTGTTTACGCCGATTTAAAAAGAGAAGCAATAGATGGACAGCATTTTTGGACATCAGCACAGACAACTGCTTCGACTTTCAAAATTTCAGTTTTGACAATTCCGATTGCTTCGATGAGGTAAGGAAGTGCCATATTAGACCAAATCAATAATTCTGATTTTTTATCATCAGATAAACCAGAAGAACTAATTGCTTGACGAACGAGAGAAACAACCTTTTGGGCTTTTTCTTCATCAGATAATTTAAGATCAGTTTCGACTTCAGCAACGGTCTTCATAACGAACTGAACGAGTTGAGACTTATCAGTAAAGTCTGGGAGGGCAGCGGCGACAGTTTTAACCGCAGTTTCAACGGCATCGACGGGTGCAGGGACGGGAACAGGGACTTCTTCAGTGGAGCTCATGTTTAATTTTAGGTCTTACAAAACTTTCTATAGAATAACATGGAAATCTCCGACATTGTCTACTTGGCATTTTCTACAATCATAGTCATCGTGGTTCTTCATATTGGTGTGTTTTGGGTATCGCGAATGATACAACCGCCTAAACCAAAGATTGTGTATGTAGACCGAACTCCTACCTTACCTATTGTTCCCGAAGTAGTCTCGGCGCCTATCATTCCTCCTGCTCCTGTTGTTATGGAACCTCCTCCACAAAAATTGACCGTCCCAACTTACGACATTCCTCCACCTATTGTCCAGACCAGTAAACCTGAACCAAAAGGACCACCTGCACCATTAGAAACACGAAATACAGGAACCGTAGGATTCACAGGTCAGAAAAGTGAAACCCAACAATGATTTTAACATTATCCGCTATAATAGGTAATGAATAGGTTAAAGACTATTTATAAGTGGGATCCTGCGGTTCGTCTTACTCGTCAGGGAAACGTTGGTCCCTATGCGGTAAAAGCTCCACAAGGAGGTGGAATTCCAGGTTGGTTGTGTCTCACTCGTGATGAACAATCAAATCCTGTGGCACTTTGGGTTCCACGAAAAGAAAATCCTACACCACAAGTTGTCCGTGTTGTATGGGATGAACGATGCTTTGAGGATACTATTTTGCGTGTTGAATACACACCTTCGCATGTGTACCTTGCAGATGCGTGGATGTTAAATGGAACTCATTTGTTTTCTACTAAAACATTCAGTGAAAGACAGGTAATCTTGAAATCTATCTTTGAACTGTATACGCCTTCTCAATTTGAAACGAGAAGGATTGATCTTCGTGAAAATGTGAAAGATATACGAGGATACGAATATTACAATAACTTCCAAAACGAAAAAGGAGTTTTTGCGGAATGTAAGAAAACCGAAAACTTACAATACGAAATTGTGGCTACGGATATACCTGATGTATATAAAGTAGCAGATGTAGGTTATTTGCGTGTGAGAACAATTGAATTATCTAAAAAGTTAAGAACTCTAGGTAAGGTATTTACATTAGAATGCGTTCAGAATGAAGATGGAACATGGACGCCCATAATAGAATCTCTTTCAAATACAAATGGCCCGCAAACACACTAAAAAAATAGCAGGACGCCGTCACCGTAAATTAACTATTAAAAAGGGAGGAGGATACGGCTTCGGCGGTTCCGTTCTTTCTAACCCTGGAGGTGCCAATGCTGGTAATGCTCTCTGGAACTCTAATATGGGTAGCGACTGTGGACCAGGTTTTGAAAACCGTGGTGGAAACAATACATTAGGAGGTCGCCGTCGCCGTCATAAACATTCTAAAAAATCAAAAGGACGTCATCGCAAGATTCGCGGAGGTTCTAATACTGTAGTCAACAACGGTTCTACTGTTGCTCTCCAACAACCACGCACAGGATATACATTTAACGGAAGCGGTGTAGCTGGAACTGCCGATACTGTTCCAGTTGGAAGTCCTGTAACATATGTTTAATATCTTTGAGTGAATTAATGAAGGCGAACATAGATACTGCTATTGCAGCATTTCTTTTATTGATAACCATCGTATTCCTCGTCCAACGTCGTGTAGGATACTTAGCAGTATGGCTTCTCTTAATCACGATTGTTATTGGATACGGAGTTCGTATGCCTCTTACTTTAGCAGTGACTCTTGGTATTGCTACTGTAGCAGCAGTTGTATTAATTTCAGGTCAGGCATTGAAGGAAGGATACGAAAATCCAAATGAATCTGAAGACAAAAAGAAGGATGAATCTGAACCAAAACCACACTCTTCATCAAAAGGTGATAAGGCCGAGGATAACAATATGGATGCCCACATTGATGCAGGAACAACCATATTACATGCTTTCCAAAAGTTAAATCCAGAACAGGTTTTACAAATGAGAGATGATACAAAAGAGTTGATGGAAACTCAACAGCAATTAATGGAAACTCTTTC